AGAATCTCAGACCGTTGGAATGTGAACCTGACGGACATCACCACTGTGCTTCCCAGTGTTTACAATCTAAAGAGACGTTCGACTTAATAGTTAACGAATCTAAGGAGAGTGAGACTAGAGGCCAATTCAATTACTTGGGAAAGATACCGGTACCTACATTTGTAGACTACGGAGCTTACAACGAGAGTGATTATGAAGCTTTTAATAATGATGATGTCTTTGAGATGGATGATAATGAAGAGGAAAAGTTTTTTGACGATCAGAGCCAAACAATGAAGATCGAAAAACATCCCATTACTCAGACTTCGAGGTCTGCTTGGCTTAACGAGTTGCCTACAGGTGACCCAATATGCTTTAATCAGACAATCGATGAGCACTTGAGAACTTCCACCAAGGATGCGTGGATCATAGATTTGCCCCGACCTCCAAGCGAGGGCACATTCATTGATTTACCTATTCCTAACGTGGCAGATTTTATATTAGCCACTCAAACTCCATTGCCGCCTTTGACTCCAGAAGATTATGAATTTGAAGACACTCGCATCTCCCGGTATCCAAAACTTATGCACATCAAACGGTCCTACACAATGAAAGAAACTATATATTCCACTTTAACTGGACGAACTCCTACTAGATTTAATGAACTTACTGTTCATACCTGTGAAAACAGAGCTGAAGCCACTTCGCTAGTAGATCCAAACACAAAGGAGGTATATCTTTTCGTCGGAGGTGATCCGATTAGGCCCCAGACCGTTTTAGGTAGATTCAAAAAGAGCATGTACAGAGGTTACCGCACCATCTGCTTCTTAAACGAAGAAGATGTTGTGATGAAAGGTAACTCTGATGATGGCGTCACTCTGACAGAATTCATGGAAGTAGAAGACGCACACGTCGGTAAGATATTTGGTCTGACAGAAGGCACAGCTAACGCTGATGTCTCGTACTTTAGAGGGTTCTACCCTAGATGTTATAAAGGTTTAGTGTACATAGACGCTGTGCAATCGCTCTTAAATGAGAAAGATCTCTCAGTTAGAACTGTTATAACTAAAGATGGGCAGATCTTGCAGAGTATATCAGCTGCGGTCACCTACTTTTATCAGATTTTAGCTGATAAACCTGAGTACCGTCATCTAAAGGACAATCGTCAAATCGCACTTAACACTCAAATCCATGTGATCAACCAACTTGTCTTCACTGGGTTGAGATTATACGAGACCACACCATCGACAAGCGTGAAACCGGATTTTCGGTTCGCGGTTCGCTCCCTTCGGTCCGGGAGAGCAAACCGTTAATGAGAGTTGGACCAGTTACATGTGTCGAGTCTTCACTTAGCGGAGACCCGTACTTGTACAATGATTCCTTCACCGTCCTGAAAGGAAAAGAGTTTTTCAGAGACGGAGTGTTGAAGTTCCCAGATCAACCACACTTTGCGCAATCAAATAAAGTTGACGGTACATACCGCACTTTATTTGGTCCATGTGCTTCGCACAACGGAGTCATCTATCGCAACAACAATCACAACGTCAGCCTTTCATTACGAAGGTTGACTGGTGTGCGTAAGTCAACGATAGACGGTTTCGAGACGTTGATGCGGGAAAATCAAAACTCTTTTATCAAAGACCATCTACCTTTGATTCAAGACCTCAGTGTTTTATACCTTCCATATTTGAAGGATTTACAACAATTAGACACGGAGGCAGGTGAGCACCATGCGGATCCCCACCCCAAAAAGAATCTCAGGGTTCAGGGGTGGCAGGATATGCACATAGAAGGTACTTTCCTCAACAAAACATGGTTGCGGCACAACAAAGTTGAATACAAG